AAATAATGCCAATAATTAAAGGTTATTCAAAAAAATCAATAAGTAAGAATATAAGCCGAGAAATGAAACGTGGCAAATCACAAGCACAATCTGTAGCTATAGCTTTATCAGTTGCTAGAAATGCAAAGAAAAAAGCAAAGAAATATAAATAGTGCAAATAGCGAAGGCAAACATAATTCATTCTGTTAAGCATCAGAAGTTCGTAGCTTCTTTTCCATGTGTCGTTTGTGGCAACGATACTCAAGTTCAATGCTGTCATATTCGTTCTATTCCTAAAGTAGGTAATGTAGGCAAAGGTATAAGAGATGATAGATTCTGTATTCCAATGTGCTTTACTTGCCATACTCAACAGCACCTAATAGGCGAATTAGAGTTCTTTCAAAAATATAATATAAATCCTATATTGATTTCTATGAAGATAGCTAGTATATCTCCTTGTAATAAAATTAACCAAGCCAAACAGGAAGGTGCATACAATGGAAAACTTAACTATCAAGAACATATCCGAAATAACAAAAAAAGTTCTTTGCAATCATAAACTATACAAAGATATAAATTTCTTTGACGTTCCTCATAATAAAATTTGTCTAGCAGTTATTAGAGAGATTACAGAATTATCTTATAATGAGATTGGCAAAGCTTATAACAAATCATGGTTTACAATTTATGCTTCTGTAAAAGATACTCAGAAGAATGGATTAAAAGCTTTTACAAATAAAGTTATAGATTTAGTAAAGGCAGAAGTTAAATGACTGAAGGTTGGGTAAGTATATATCGCCAAATATTTGATAATAAAGATTTAAAAGACAATAATCATTTATTGATATTTATTTATATGGTGGTTCATGCAAGTCATAAACCAGCTATTGTAACTTATAGAAAAAAACGAATCACTTTAAAACGTGGTCAATTAACTGTTTCTTCCATTGATTTATGTAAGAGATTTAATCTATCAAGACAGACAGTTAGAACAATTTTAAAGAATTTGGAACTAACCAACTCACTAACCCATACTTTGCACAAGCAATTATCTGTCTATACCATTGTAAATTATGACAAATTTCAGGATAATGATCTTAGCAAGGTTAAGGAAATTAACCAACAAACTAACCAACAGAACAATAAATACTATACTAATACTACTAGTATAGGTAAAAATATGTTAAGTCTTAGCAGTATGACTAATACACCAAAGAAAATTACTATTCCTACCTTGCAAGACTTAAAAACCAAGATCATTGAGAAACCAAGAGAAAAGAACGAGTTTGAAATTATGCGTGAAAAACTTGACGCAGAAGATTACGAGAAATGGGTTCTGCACAGATTAAACTCTTGAAATAAAACAATAATATCTTTATAACTTTAAATAACTAGCTAGGTATCATGGGTGGTGAAATTCCACCCTACAAAAATTATATATTTACATAATCCTAAAATAACATTACTGATTCGCCTTATAACAACAGGAGAATGTAGTTATGGAAAAAACAATAGAAAAAGCTTTAAAGCAATTAGACAAGATAGATGATTTAGTTGCAAAGCTAAGAGACCAACTTGAGTCAGCGATTGACGACTATGAGACAGATGATTCTGATGATTACGATTCAGATGATGATTTCTCAGATGACGAAGATCTAGATTCTGACGAAGAATAATCTAATTAGATAAGCTGTAAAGCTGGAAGGTTATCAAAACCTTAAAAATCAATGCACACTAAAATACTAAGCATCAAGCTTTGGGATTACACATTCATTTTATTATTTTTAATGTTAGTGTTTTTAATTGGAACTTTTTTTCCAAACGATCACACTAAAAACAAAATAAGACAAAGCACTATTGATGAAATTAGGAAGATAGGTTTCTTTGAACCTAAAGTGGACAACACTTCACCAGATAAGTTTATAGCAAGTATGCAGAAATGTATTGCTTACATAAATTTGGACTTACAAAAAGACCAACATATACCAACATCATTAATTATTGCACAAAGCATAGTTGAAAGTAACTTCGGAACTTCAAGATTTGCTAAGGAAGGCAATAATCTATTTGGAGTTAGAGTATGGTCTAAAAACGGAATTCTACCTTTACTGCAAGACGAATCAATAAATTGGCGAGTTAAAACATATTCAACTAAATGCCAATCAGTTAAGCATTACATAAACACATTGAACAATAATCATCATTACCAAGAGTTTAGACAAGTGCGAAATAGAACAAAAGACCCTATTAAACTAGCTGATACATTAGACAATTTTAGCACTAGCAAAGAATACACAAATCATGTTAAGCAGATACTAATTAAATACAAAGGCAAAATATAATGGCTAACGAGACTACATCAACATCACTTAACAAACTTTATACAAACAAAGTTAAGACTAAAGGAACTTATAGAGTTTATAAGCCAAAGCCATTAAAGATGCCTAAAAAGAAAAAATGAATTTACCTAACGAAATAGTCTTTGGAAGCAGACTAATTAAGTTAGACTACATTGACAAAGAAACAGCATCTAAGAAAAAGATTTTCGGTGAATTTGACTCAGACAAAAACGCCATGACCATAGACAAATCACTAGACAATATTGAAATGAGCAACACCCTATTGCATGAGATATTCCATTTAATTCATGATGAATATAAAATAGATTTACCAGCTAAAGCAGAAGAAATAAGCTGTAATTCATTAGCTAATGGAATCTGCCATGTACTATACCAAAACCAGAATCTACTAGAGTTCCTTTACAAATCGTTAAAAAAAGCTTAATAGAACATTTAACGAACATAATCGGTTAATATGGAACTTATAAAAAAGAAGGTTAAGGACTTAATTCCTTATATAAATAATTCTCGCACACACAGCGAAGAACAAATTACACAGCTTGTTTCAAGCATTAAAGAGTTCGGCTTTACAAACCCAATACTCCTAGCACCTGACAATTCAATCATAGCTGGACATGGTAGATTACAAGCAGTTAAAAGATTAGGACACGAAGAAGTGCCTTGTATTGTAGTTGAGGGATTAACCAAGACACAAATCAAAGCTTTAATAATAGCAGATAACCAATTAGCACTTAATGCAGGTTGGGATTTAGAAAAACTATCAGTAGAGATTGAAGGATTAGAAGCAGATAAGTTTGATTTAAACATATTAGGATTTGAAGATGAGTTCTTAAAAGACTTATTGCACAAAGAAAACTCAGGTCTAACTGATGAAGATGAAATACCTGAGGTTAAAGAAAATGCTAAAAGCAAACTAGGAGATATATTTGTATTAGGAAATCACAGATTAATGTGTGGAGACTCTACTAGTAAAGATAATTTAAAATTAATATTAAATGACAACAGAATAGACATGGTTTTTACAGACCCACCATATAATATAGATTATAAAGGAATAAAAGATCAAAGAAAAATTTTAAATGATAAAATGGATGATGATTCTTTTGTTGAATTTTTAAACAATTCTTTAGTAGGATGTGAAACAATGTATGTTTGTTGTAGTTGGCAGTATGCTCATTTGTTTAGAAAAGCAATGATTAATATAGGAAGAAAACCAAAAGCTATGATTATTTGGGACAAGGTTAATCCAGCTCAACACTTAGACAAATATTTTAAACAACATGAAATAATATTTTATTATGGAGACTTTGGTGGTCAAAAAACAATTAGAGGTGATATTTGGACTTTAAAAAGAAAAAAAAATACACTACACCCAACTATGAAACCAGTAGAGTTAATAACAATGGCATTAGAAGATCAAAAAGATAAAAAAAATATATACGATGGTTTCTTAGGGTCTGGTAGTACATTAATAGCTTGTGAAAAATTAAACAGAAATTGCTTTGGAATGGAACTAGACCCAAAGTATTGTGATGTAATAATACAAAGGTGGCAACAATTTACAGGAAAAGAAGCTATACATGAGCAAACAGGAAAAACCTACAATTCAATCTGAGGAGAAAAAGGTAGGCAGACCAAAGCTTGATATTGACCCAGAACAAGTAACTAGATTAGCTAGATTACATTGTACTATGCAAGAAATGGCAGATTTCTTTGGTTGTCATAGAGATACATTACACAATAATTTTTCAGCAGAAATAGACAAAGGGAGATCAGAAGGCAATATATCTCTTAGAAGGAAACAATGGCAAATGGCAGTTGAAAAGGGTAATGTAGTTATGTTGATTTGGTTAGGAAAACAAATGCTTGGACAAAGAAACGAAATACTTGAATCCGATAGCAATACACCTTTACCAATATACGATATAGCTGAAGAACCAAAAACGATTGAACTAAAGGTAGAAGATGGCAAGTAAATGTATATTTTGTAAAAGAGAAATGAACAACAAGCTTGAACAACATATCAAAGCTTGTCATAAGTGCATTGTTGATTTGCTTATGAAAAAGCATAACTTAAAAGTTAAAAAACAAGCACCAGTAAAATTGAACTTAAAAAAGTATGAGTAAATTTAGTTTATTAAAACGAGATAAGAACCCTAGAGGTGGTTTAAGTGCATCTGGCAGAAGAAGATATAACAAAGCAACAGGTGGCAATTTAAGACCACCAGTTAAATCAAGACCAGATACTTTGACTGAGTATAGACGTAAAGGTTCATTCCTAGTTAGAATGGGTAGTAGTCAAGGCAGACTATTTGATTCTAAGGGTCGTAAGACAAGATTAAAACTAAGCTTAGAAGCTTGGGGTTATAGAGGTAAAAGCAAATCTGAAGCAGTGGCTTTAGGCAGAAGATATTTAAGAACTTATCAAAACAAAAAGAAATGAATCAAATGTGTGGGCGAAAGAAACCAAAGATGCTAGATAAAAGTTTGCGAGGAACAAACGATCTTGAAGTAAT